ATTTGAGTAGGTACTGTATCTAACATTCTTTGCAAAATAGTGTCATAATCAAAATATTCGTCCAAATTTTCAATTTTATCTATATCAACTACACTCATTAAACACTCACCACCTTTTCCGCTTCAAATTCTCCTATATTTGTAACTACTGTGAATTTTACCTTTATTTCATTTCTGTTTACTTCAAAATCAAAATCTTTTACTTCTGTTATCCTTAGGTCTTGTAATAACGCTTCAGTTATTACTCTTTCTAATTCAGGAATTACAAAAGTCGTATTTTCTCCGATTAAATGTTTTAGTTCGATTCCATAGTTCCAACTATAAATAAGATGTTCAAATCTTTCTGTATTTAATATACAATATACAGCCTGTTTCATTGCATCAATACCATCACAAAATTTTGAAATAGTATTTTTTTCTATATTCAAATAATATGTCTTGCTTGTTTGTTCTATTGTATCTTGCACATTGTTTATTACGATATTATCTGTATTAGGTGTCATCTTATTACCACCTTTCTTTTAAAATTTATCTAGTACAACAAAGTTAATTCCACCTTGCTGTTGTATTAAAATAACATTATCATTAATTTTTAATGCATTATGTACCATTATACTTTTAGTTCCTTTTATGCTATGCTTATGTGTTAAATTTATATTTTTTTGTTCTACTGATACACTTACCTCTCCTGTTACATTATTAGTTATTTTCTGATTATTATCATTTGGAGATATATCAGATGAAACACTTATATTTGAATTAACCTCTGTAGAATGGCTATGATTAGCATTTAAAGATGTAGTTTCTGTATTCCAGTCCATAGTCACATTTACTGTATAATCTTTAACATTTTTAGTCAGCACTAAAAATTCTTCTGTTAGTTTTAATTTTTGTTCAACTGTTATTTCAAGTGGTTCAACACTTGTTACAGTTCCAAATAAAACAGAAGTAGGAGCATTTGCATCATTTGCTCCTACTGCCATCTTTTTTATTACTTCTCCCAATGAACTACTCATATTTCCTCCTATTGAGATATAAAGTTTTGGCCCCTTAATGTTAAATCCATAAAATGTTCTCCATTTTTAAAAGTATGTTTTGCTTTTTCTACTAACATAAAGTTTTGAAGCTTAACATCACCCAAATTTAGATTTACTATTATAAGTGAACCACCTCTAACCCTAATATCTCCTAATGCGTTTTTTATTTCTAGGCTTCGTGTTTTTTGATTATATAAATCTAGTAGTGCTCTTGCTTTAACTGCTCCATTAGTTTTTTCATCTATTGTGTCAAAATATTGTAATACTCCCCACTTTTCAATGTTACTTGAATCTTTCGCCATATATACTTCTCTTTTTCCTGTGTCAGAGTTATCGTATGTAAGCTTTATTTGATTATATGTATCTGAATCTATGGAACTTTCATAATCAAAATTTTCTCCAGTTTCTTCATCTATCACTAATCCTACTTTCATTCTTTCTAGGTTTTTCAAACACAATTTTCCAAAATCATCATACAGAACATACATTTCTTTTCTATTCCTTATTGTTTCATCTAGTGCATTTAATATAATATCAAATAAAGACTGATTACTTTCAGTCTTTTTTGCTATCACATATCCTGTATTTTCAAGCATTCCGGCAATTTAATTGAAAATCACTAGCAATAGAGCGTACCACTTCATCTGCTCTTTTATTTACATATACTCTAGTATCTTTATTTTTTAAATATCGAAGCTGATCGTATGCTGTTGTTGTTATTATTTGTTCCTTATCACGTTTTTTTCTAAACACAAAACCATAAAATAAATTTGTATTATTAAATTTAAATGCTACTGGATTTCCTTCTTCAAAGTTAATTATATCATCTTTAACAACTTTAAATTCTAGTTTTCCAGCAGCACCTTTTCTTTCAGTAGTCCAAGTTATTTCATCTTGAACTACTGGTTCATATACAGTATTTCCATTTTGAATTAATAATTGTTGGCTCATTTTCTTCCCTCCTATGATGGTATCCATAGAACTTGACCTGGATATATCAAATTTGGATTTCTTATTTTACTTCTATTAGCATTATAAATAGTTGTATATTTAGCACCATTTCCATAAAATCTCTTTGCTATATTCCATAAACAATCTCCTCTTTTTACTGTATAATTTTGTCCACTTGGTTTTGCTACTGCAGTATTATTAGTTGTAACTGTTCTTGTAACTGCTGGTGGTCTATATTGTTTTATTGTTACTTGTACCTTTTTTGTCGAATATTCTTTATATTGTTTTAGTTTTATTTTTACTTTTGTATCAAAACCTTCTTCTGTTGTATCAGTTATAGTGTATTCTTCCAACGCCACTTTAATATTAGTATTAAAAATGTCTTTACCATTTGGAAATTTTCTAACAACTATAAACTGAAAAGCAGATCTATTGACTTTTAAATTCTCTAATACACCTAAATAATATTTGGCATTTTGAAAATTGTTTTTATACATTGCAAAAGGATATTTTGTATTAGGTAGTACAACTTCAAATTCCAAACTTGACAATCCTGGGTTTTTCAAAACATTTATTTGTGAATAATTTATCAAATTATATGTCTTATTATTATTACTTATTTTTAGTTCAAGTTTGCTAGGAGGAATGGGAAGAAGTACATTGCCTAAATAAAAATAATATGCCATTAAAATCCCTCCTATTCATGTACTCCATCTGAAATATATTCTAATTCTTCCTCTAACCTTTTTGTTAAAGAATCAACTATCCCATCAATGTCTGTTTCACTATCAATATTATTATTGTTAGTCATATTTATAGTTAATGGAACGGTTGTAAATCTATTTATAGTATCTCTTTCTGCTATATCTATTAAATATTTTAAATCTTCATCTGTTATTTGTTTAGTGTTATTGGCTGTGTCCTTTGTATTTCCAGCAATATCTCCTAGTGTATTTCCAAACTGTGATGGATCTATTGTGAAACTCTTATCGTTTAACACATTTTTTATAGCATTTCCAGCACCATTTATCCAGTCATTTCTATGATCTACTCTGTCTTGTCGAGTATTATTCATATCTATTGCCGTATTTTGTATATTGGTTGCTGATGCATTAAGTTTCGTTCCAAATTCACCTTTTAATTGGTTTATCTTGTCGACAGTTCCATCCATTTGACTAGCCATTTCTTGTAATTTTACATTTCTATTTATGATATTATTTGTCATTTTACTTGCAAAGTCATCAGCAAAGTGTGCTGCTTCAACGGTATCTATTTGCACTCCTGGTATTTTGTTCAACGCTTGAATTATTCCGGTTTACCAACCAAACAACTCCATTATATAAGCCTTGGAAAATACTTAAAACTCCCAAACAAACAGCCTCGACTCCTGTTTGAAATGCATACCAAGCACCCATTGCTCCAAGTACACAAGTTTGAATTCCTAACCATAATGCCATAGCACCTAAAACTATTGCATAAAATACACCTTGAATTCCAAGTCCAGCAACCATTATTCCTAATTTCAATGCATCCCAAACATAAAGAATTCCATAAGCCACCTTGTCATTAGTAAACCACAAATATGTTAGTGCAACAATTAAGGCCATTATCAAAATCACAATCCAAGTAATTGGACACGCTAACAATGCAGAATTTAATCCCCATTGTGCTGCAGTTGCTGCCATAGTTTGTCCAGAATGTAACATTTCTGCCGCTCCTGCAATTCCATGTGCTATTGACAACATACCTAAAAGTCCACTTGCAATCATTGAAACTATATTAAATCCAACATAGGCTCCTACTAATCCAAGTATAACTGGTGCTACAGGTTCTAATACACTTAACAGCCATGATATACCTTCTATTAAGCTTAAAATTGCCTGTCCTGCTAAACTGGCACCATTTATAAACATATTAAACATTTCTTGCACTTGTTGATTATTTGCTAATGCATTTATTTTATTAAGAACAGGATCTAGTGCTTTTATTGCAATATTCTTCATTTTGGTAAATACTTGATTCCAAGTCATTGGCATTTTATTGAATTTTGCATTTGTTTCATCTGCAGCTTTTAGCATAGCATTTTTAACAATTTGTGCACTAATCTTTCCATCCGCTGCCATATCACGAATCTTACCAATTGGAACATTTAAATAATCTGCAATATTTTGAACTATTTGCGGAGCATTTGAAAATACCGCATTTAAATCTTGCCCTCTAAGTACACCTGTTGATAATGCTTGTGTTAGGTTATACATTGTAGATTCTATTCCTGTTGCTTCAGTTCCGGATATTGCAAATGTTTTATTTAATTGTTCCGCAAACGCAATTAATTCATCATTTCCTTTAAATGCCTTGCTGGCCTGTAAACCTAGTTTTGTAATAATATCTGTAGTAGTCTGATATGAAGCCCTAGCATTCATTGCAGATACGAAAATTTTATTTTGTAATGCTTCTACACTACCACCATCATCTACAATCAAATTTAATCTTGCTTTATTATTTGTCATTTCATCTGACAAATTAAACAATCCTTTTATTGCAGATATACCACCAACTGCTAATGCAACCTTTTTTATAGTAGAAAGAAGTTTATTTCCATTACTATATGATGTGTTTATACTATTACTAAATTTATCTTGATTTT